ACATGGACGACGAAACGCGCAGTGAATACGCTAGCGGCGTTGTCCTTCAATTGCCCTCGCGTGGCGGCAAGCCCGTCTTCGTCGCGGCCGTGTTCGATCCGTATAGCGATGAAGCGGCGTTCGTGGCGTTCTATGACGGCCGCACAGACGACAAGGTGACCGCTGCGGTTTGGGCTGATCAGATTGCCGAAACCTATGCTGACAGCGAACGCGACTATCGGCGCACCGCAAGCGCTCGCATCCGCTTTGACGAACTAGCCGAAGACGTGGCGAGGCATCGTCGCGCGTGCCTCACGCTAATCGGCGATATCAAGCGCCATGGCGCGGCATTCGGCGCGGCAATCTGCGAAGCGCTGCGCGAGCGTATTGAAGGCCACGTCAACGCCATTCGCGAAGCCCGTGAGAAACGCGGCGAACTCGCCAGCGAGCACGGCTCGCATCCCGCTTGGCTCGACTAAGCGCCCCCGCAATTCAATTCGTTCGCTCCACACTAAGGAACTAACACAATGCGTTTTTATGCCGCTTGCCTCGCATCCTACAATGCCGGTGTTTTGCATGGCGCTTGGATTGAAGCGTCGGACGATGTCGCCGAAATGCAGTTGGAAGTTAACGCCATGCTGCGCGCGTCGCGTTTCCCGAATGTGACTGTCAAACATCCCGTAACAGGCGAGTCCGTCCCGTCCGCCGAAGAGTGGGCAATCCACGACTCCGAAGATTTGGGCAAAGTTTCCGAGTATGCGGGACTCGAGGCCATTGCTGAACGCGTCAAGCTTGCGGCGGTCGCGGACGATATCGGCATTCCGCTTAGCGTCGTCTTGGAAGTGAAAGACGACAACGTGTCTAACGATGTCGAGTCCTTCATTCGCGATAACTACCGGGGCCAATACGACTCGTGGTCCGACTTCGCGGAGAAGTTCACAGATGAAACGGACGGCCTAAGCGGCGTTCCTGATCATCTGAAAGCATATATCGACTTTGAACGCATGGGTAGCGATTGGCGGATCAGCGGCGATTTTCATTACGTTGAGCGCGACGGCTCCCTTTTCGTGTTCTGGAGTCACTAACATGCGCCGCAAGTACACACCGCGCCGTCAGTCCGCCCGTTGGCTCGACTCCGATTGCCCGAAAGGCGTTCTGGCAATCCTAGACGCTGGCAAAACCATTAATGACCGTTGGACGGTCATTTATGCGGAGCCGGTTGTTAGCGGCGACTATCACGAAACAATTCTCGGATATCGCGGCATGTGCAGCAGGCCGTTTAGTCCGTGCGGCGTCGGCATGTATGGCGAGTTTAGCGCCTATGACGCGGCGCGGCTCCGATATCGCCAACGGTCCGCGAAGTGGTCCGACCTTCCGGAAGATTGTAAGCGGTGCGTCCGCCAAGATTTGGAGTCCTAAGCCATGCAGATCAACCCGACTCCCGCTGTCTCTTGCAAGTATGGCGCACCAATGGGGCGGCGTTCGGATGTTCTTTCCGGACTGATCATTTCAGAGACGGATTCCCGCTTCACGCTGCGGCGCATTCGCCTTGATAACGGCGGTTATGATAGCGGCGGCGCGTATTGGGGGCACGGCCAGCCGTTGTTTTATTGGGCCGTGACTATCACGGAAGATGACACCACGGACGAATACAGCGGCTTCCTGCGCGCGCGTGACCGTGACGTTGCAAAGGCGTCAATCCGTGAGTTGCATCCGCTCGCCCGCTTCTATCGCTAATCGAGAGGGGTTGACCGTGTCCGACAGAGTCCAAGTTGAAACCGTTCACGACCAATTCGGCGGCGCATGGGAATCCCCGATGGCGTGGCTGCATCGTCAGTTTAAGCATGAATGGTGCGCCGAATGCGGGCGCGACCATCGCCACCATGCCGCTATCCCCGTCTTGGGCAATTGGTTTGCTCAATGTGAGCGTGAGCCTGTCTTTGATGCGCGCGGCGAGCTTGTTTGTAACCCGGAAGGCTATGACGCATGAAACTTGAACCCGTAGAAGGCACCGCGCCGAGTCATTGGGCGCCCTATCTGATCAACGGTGATGCGTCGGGAATGGAGCTAGACGATATCCGCCAAGCGGACGCGTTTGTCCGTTGGCTAGGCGCAATGCCCGTTAGCTGCGAAGACGCGGGATTTATGCGGACGCATGACGCGATGCGCGTTTGCGGAACGCTTGCGGCGGACTGTCAAACTTACGTTGCACTAATCAAAGTTGAGGGTTGATCGATGGATATCAAGACGATTTCCGATTTTCGCGCGGCCGTCCGTAATGGTCCGTTTGCCTGGCCCGGTGGATATCCCCTCTATTGGGTTATGGCAGACGGTGGCGCTTGCGCGTTCAACGTCGCGAAGACGGAACGTCGCAATATGCTTTGGGCGCTAGTTAATGATTGCGCCGATCCGTCATGGCAACCCGTTGCACTGGTAATCAACTACGAAGACTCGAAACTGGTCTGCGATCACACGGGCGAACGGATCGAGTCCGCCTATGCGGAGCCGGGCGGCGTTTACTCCGATCCCGATACGGAGTCGGAATCATGAGTCAGTTTGTTTGCGATACTTGCACCTATCCATCGCTCAAGGCTGATCACTGCGACAGCCCCGCGTGTCTAGCAAACCCGACGCTATCGGAGCCGCACAAAGCCAGATTGCGGGCGGCTGAAGACAAGTTGCGGGCTGAAGCGCAGGAACGCGCAGAGCGATTGCAGCGGCGCGCGAGGATGCGCGCGCAGGGCTTCACAACCGCATTTTAACAGGACGAAACCGGCTGCTAGGCCGGTCTAGCGGTGTCGCCGCTACTGACGAGTCCAAGTCAGGCATTCCAGCCAAGGGGGGCGCATGCGCCTTACTCTGATCTGCGCGGCGCTATGCCTCGCGTCCGCCGCGCATGCAAGCGGCGACCCGTACCAGTGGCCCGCGTATCAGGACACGGAGTCAATCGTGACGCTCGCCCCTATGGGGGCGTGGATCGATGACAGCACGCCCGATGCGCCGCGCGTCGTGGTGGCGTGTCCGCCTGCGGAGGATTCCGAATGAGCTACCGTGACCACTTCCCCGACTTCCCAGCGTCCGACATGCCCGGCATTTTGCCGGGCTTTGTCGACTCGTCTTGGCGGAACGACATTTGCCCCAGCTTCACAAGCGAGGCGCTGGGGTTGATCCTATGGGTTGACTACGCGACGCCAGCGGACCGCGAGTTTCCCGACTGGCCGCGCTACCGCGTCACTACAGCGTCGAATGAGGCGATACGCGACCTTATGGCCTCCGATGACTTCGCGGCCGTTGTGGCGTTCGTTTCCGAGCATATCGCCACGCTTCCCGCCGCGCGGCTCAATGACTGGTACGAGTCCGCCGTTGGATATCGCCTGCGGGCGGATTGCCCTGATATGCCCGACGCTGATTTGCGGCACCTTTGCCACTCCTATCTGCGGGCCGCGTTGGAATAGCGCATAGCAGAGGCGGCCGCAGCGATCCTGCGGCCGTTTCTCTGCGCGCTGGGGCGCTACACAACCAATTGACAGGATCTGCGAACGGCCAGCGCGGTTGAGTCCGCGTCCCTGGTCGCTGGCCTGCGGCACTACGAATCGTCTTTGCGCGGCGCGATGGCGCGCGAGTCATGGTCGGCGCGGCTTTGCCACGCTGAAAACGGGCAACTGCGCGCCGAAATGGGCGCGACAGGTTGTCGCAGTGTGTGCGGTATCGGAATGGTGAATTGAGGGGGGGGCGGTAGCGGGATGAGGAAATGGAGCCGCATAGGCTAGGAAGGCGTAGGAAGGCCGCAGGGGCGCGTCTGGAATGGCGTCGCCGGTGTGGCGGCGATCTGCGGGGCCGCGCTGGGAAGCCGTTTCTAGGCGATGGCGGGGCCGTCTGGCTGCGACGCGGGAAGCGTAGATTTGCCTTCGGTTTGGTCGCATTCTACGGGGTGAGCCGTACCGAAATACCATTGGTAACGAGTGGCGCGGGTATTCTGACAAAACGGGTTCGAGGGGGCTCCCCCACTCAGGAAGAAACGTAGCCTAAAAATTTTTTTCCCCCGAGAAATTTTATCGTCATCGGTGGACCTCTCGGTCCACGCCACAAGTCAGTAACTCCCATCGCTTCAGCCGACAGTACGAGCGAACCCGCTCGATGCGCCAACCTCGCATGTAGCGAATGATCGGAGCAATGCTGCCGGTCACAACGCCCCCAACGACATCCGCCCCAGCGCAGAAGTGCGGCGCGCTGATCCGCAGCAAGCCAGTGTCGAGTTCCGTGGTTCGGTCGGGCATCGATCGCGTCCGGAGAGTGCGGCACTCCTTCATCGAAGAAGTCGAGGCTGCGCTGTTCGTTGGGTACTACATCGGAAAGGGCTGCACGGGCAAATCCGTGACTGACGAGCGCGCCGGCCACGACGCATACCACGACGGCCAACGAGCGAGAGCGAAGGGGGTAGGGAGGGGGTGGTGTCATTTTTCTGGCAATCCGTGGAGTCATTTTTCTGGCAATTTCCGGGGAGTTATTTCGAGGCGAATGCCACGGCGCGCAGGAAGTGCCCCTCGAACCTGGCCTTCACGACGCCGACCACCGTGGCCTCGAACGCCCAAGTCTTCGGAACGTCCACTTCGTTCTGAAGCACGGCGAGCGTTTTCAGTGGGGTCCGCTTCTTTGTGGTGCGCTTCACGATGAGGATACGGCCGTCCTTCGATTTGATCTGGAAGGTCTTCTTCTTCTGCGTGTCCATGCGCGACAACTGCCGACGCACCACGGTATGCGTCGGCGCACTGCCGATCGACCCGTAGGGCTTGATTAGAATGCCGCCGGTGGCAAGACGGCCGCCGCTATCGCGCTTGGCGCGAATCGACAGCGCTTTCGCTGGATGCTTCTGGACGCCGGCACCGATGACATGGCGCTCCATGTACTTGTCGATGCTACCAACCTGCGCATTCAGGTTCCCGCCGTTGGCGGGTTTGATACGGATACCCTGCACCACCCAATTGCGCCGCAGAACGAACAGGCCGGGCACCTCAGCCTTGAGGGCGACCTGCGAATCCTTGGCCGTGAAGGTGAGGGCCTTTGCTACGGCGGTGTTGACAGTGCGATCTCGCAGCTTGTCGAGCTGCGCCATCTGCGAGTCGTCGAGGGTGATATTCAGCCTCACGACAAATGCGCCCTGACTTCGGCCTCGACCAGATCGGCGAGTTCTTCCGGCGTTGCGGCCTTGAGGGTCAGGACGATGAAGCCGAGCTTCGCGAGTAGGGCGTGGCGTTCGCGCTGATCCTTGCTCCGACTGCCCTTCGGCGTCTTTAGCTCGAAACTGAGCAAGAGGCCGAAGGGCAGATACACGCGGATGTCGGGCTCGCCGGCAGTGAGGCCCGTGACCTTGGCCTCCATTTGCTGGCGCCGATTGCGCTTGGCGCGGTTCATGTCGCCGGCGCAGGCGATGGGGAGACCTTCGTCTTCCATCTTGTGCAGCCGAGCGATCACGGCCGCCTGATAGCGCCACTCGGGGATGTTGTCGACGATCCGCGTTTCCATCTGATGATGGTCGCTCGGATCGACGCTCGCGAAGAGCCTGATCCGGTAACCGTCAGTTCGGGAAGCTGATAGCGCTCGGGGGCAGCTTCAACGGCTCGGCGACGTGGATCAGTCGACCGCTCGGCGTGATGTTCGGCTCACCGAGTGAGGCGTCGAAGAACCGCGTGCCCATCGGTCCTTTCCCGGACCTGCGGCATTCCCGGACATGGATCATCCCTATGCTTTCCAGCGTGTCGGTGATCTCGCCAAGCTCTTCACGCGTGATCTTGCCTGCGAAGCGCGACCTGATCTCGTAGGCGCCGATCCCGTCGTGTCCGGCCGCTTGGATGTAGAGCCAGACCCTTTCGTTGGTTCCGAGGTTGTTCGCCATCCGCTTCGCCGGGGCTTCGATCACCGGCAAGGCCGCGCCGTCGATCGCCAGCCACGGTTGGGATTTGACGATCAGCGGCATCGCTGACGGGTAGAGCAGCCACAGTGCTTCGCGGATGTCGGCCAGCGGCACGCTGGGAGGCCCGTCAGTCGCTTTCCGGCATCTGGCCGTGACGTTGCCGGCCTCGATCGCTACCGCACTGTCGATCTCCGCAATGGCCTCGCCGACACCGGGGACCATCCAATGCTCGTCAGGTCTCGACCTGCGGAGATGCAGGATGCGGAGCATCAGCGGAGCCAGGTCGGCCACCAACGCAGGCAGGCCAGGTCGGGCACCGTCCGGCTCCACAACCGCCTCAGCCTTCGGCCGACCACGCCCTTGATGCTTCCCGATCGGGAAGACGCGGACGTGGCCGCGCCGTTCGGACATCCAGATCAGCTTCTTCCGATGAAGGGTCCTGACGATCGCCGCCGCGTCGCTGGGGTGGCACAGCAGCATCTCGCCGAAGGCTGTCAGGCTCACGCCTTCCTCGGGCAGGCTGATGGTCGAAGCCTTGCGCTCCATCAGCCGCATCTCGAGTCGTTTCATCCGTCGCCATCCTTATTAGGGTGAAGCCTGATCCGTCGTTCTGAGGGGGGTTATGGGGGTTTTCGCCCTATACAGATGGTAACCCCTTTTACGTCATTCTTTCTATATAGATATATATATTAGGGTATAGAGTTAGTATATAACTGAAACCCCTTTAACCCCCTCCGAGCCCTGCGGTTAGCGAGGTTAGAGGCCGGTTAACCGGGGCCGGTTTTCGGCCCAACCCAATACCCAAACATCTCATTTCCAGAGCGGAAAATCACACGAACGCTCGGCCGGCGTCAACCATCCGTTGACCGTCCGCCGTAGATCGTCCGTCAATATCCCTCACAAAGAAGTTGCGCTCTCCGTCATCCGTTGATATCCGTTGAGCCAAGACGGCTTGCAGAGATTCGCCGGCCGGGTCGGGAGACCACCACCACCGTCAGTCGAAACAGCGCCCTTTCGGGCGAACGGGAGAGCTTTGCCATGTACCCACAAACGCCGGGATCGAAGGGCGGTGGCGCGTCCAAGGACGCGGCCAAGAGGATGTCCGGGCGGGTCGCGATGCTGCGCGACAATGTCACCAACCTGATGCTGAAGGGCTACTGGCTGACGGCCGACGAGATCGCGACCCTGCTTCGCGAGAACGTCTTGGCGATCCGCCCGCGTGTCTCCGAACTCGTCAAGGCGAACGTCTTGGTCAAGACGGCCGACCGCCGCCGGAACATGAGCGGCATGTCGGCTCACGTCCTTCGCCACCGCCTGGCCGTGACGCCCGTCGAGCTTCCGAAGGTCGAGCCCGTCACCAAGCGCAAGGCGACGGCGGTCCATCACGATCAGAACGCGCTGTTCTCGGGGGTCAGCCAATGACCGCCGTCTCATACCACGAAGGCATGTTGGTCCGCCGCGCGCTCGGTCTCGAACGCTCAAGCAAGGTCTGCCGCAACCGCGTCGCCGTCCATGCCAACGGCACCGACATCCAGATCGCAGAACGCCTCGCCCAAGCCGGCGCGATGATCCGCAACCCGCGCGCCGACTACGGCTCGATGCGCGTGTTCTGCGTCACCCCGACCGGGGCCGCTGCGGTCGGCAAGAAGCTTCCGCCCTCATTCTCCGCACCCGACTTCGACTAATCCGCACTCTCAGGAAAGAACTCACCATGTTCCGCATGTACTTCGGCATCGCAATGGCCGGCGTCGCCACCAACAACGTGATCGATGCCTCGATCCACGGCCTCTATTGGGTCGCCGGCATCTTCGCCGTGCTCGGGCTCATCGTCGGCATCCCGGCGTGGTTCGACCTGCGCCGCCTCTTCAAGGCTGACGCCAACCTGAAGGAAACCGAGCAGGACGTTGACCGGCTGCTCGCGCAAGCCGCCGAGCATGCGACCGACGCTGCGAACTATCTCCACTCCCTTATCACGGTCCGCGAACTTCTGCACGACAACGCGGCGGGCGTCGCCATCGAGTTCATTGACGACACCCTGAGCACCGAGCAGCCGGCCGAAGTCGCGGTGCGTGACTGCATCAACTGGCTGACCGCGATCCTGCACAACGCCAACAAGCATTGGTGGCGCGACCCGATCACTGGCGAGAAGCTGACCGACAACGCGCTCATTGTGCCGACCAAGCTCATGCTGATCGTTAGTGAGGTTTCGGAAGCGATGGAAGCGCATCGCAAGAACCTTCCCGACGACAAGCTGCCCGAGTTCGACGGCCTCACGGTTGAGCTTGGCGACGCCCTGATCCGCATCTTCGATCTGGCCGGCGCGTTGCGGCTTCGTCTCGGTGACGCCTCCGCTGCGAAGGTCACGTACAACACCAAGCGCCTGGATCACACCGACGCCGGTCGCACCGCTGCTCACGGGAAGGCGTACTGATTATGGGGTGCCTGATCAGCATTGAGGAAGAGATCGAAGCGATCCGCTTTGTGGATTTCCCTACGCGGCCGAAGAAGGTTGAGAAGGTTGTCCGTATCGACCGTACCGTCATGGCGCGCATCGACGCGACAACCGTAGCCACCAACCGCGTCAACAAGAACTTCGCGTATATGCCCGGCAACTCCATGGACGACGTTGTCCATGGCCTGTTCTCACTCGGGATGATCTCGAAAGCTGCGATGGACTCTCACATCTCATATGCGCGTGAGTGTCAAAAAGTTAGTGACGAAAAATTCGCCGCGACCAACCTGCGCAAGAGCGCGAAGTTGTTGGGCATTTCGTTGACCAACGCGCAGATCGCCAAAATCGAGAAGGCCGAGTCATGACCCACGACCTTCTCCCCAAGGCGCAAGCCCTCGTTGATCGCAAGTACGTCGCTCGCGCTGACGAGCGGCAGAAGTCGATGGGCCTCGCATACGTCGAGGCCGAGCGCCAGGACTTGGCGAAAGAGATTGCGATGTTCGCCACCGATCACGCTGCCACGCTCGAAGCCCAACTCGCTGACGCCAACAGGCGTCTCAATGCCCTGCGCTGCGCCATCCGTATCGGAGACGGCCAATGAGCACGGATCAGAGCAAGCCGCCCATCAGCGCAGTCGACGCGATCACGTTCGCTGTCGAGAAGATCGACGACCACTACGACCGACTCGATTTTCTCCGGATGTGGCTGCATCGCGAGTGGGAAGAGATGCGTGAATGGTGGCCGGAAGTATTTGTCGGCGAGGTGGTCAAATGACCATTGAAGAGTTCGAGGCAGACCGTCGCGCGTTTCTTCAGAGCCTCAAGGATAAGGGGGCGATCTTCGACTTCTTTGTGACCGTCGAAGGCGACGCGGTCATCTGCTCGATCGAACCTCTCCCGCCGATCGCCAAAATCACTTTCAACCATCCCTCCCTTGGAGAGAATCTGTGACCACTCTCGTCCGCCTTCAGATCAGCCAAGCGGCGTTTCGCGAGATCGAATGCGCGCTGGGCGCCGCCGGTTATAGCCATGTCTTCATGATGGGCGGTGCCATCAACATGAACGGAATTGCCATCGAGCGCGATCCGGTCCGCGCCCTTCCGCCCGGCATTGTCGAGATCGACGCCAAGGACATCACCCGCGAACGCATCCGCGAAATCTATCAGATCGATCAGGTGGGTGGTGATGGCTCTTAAGCTTGCGCCGGGCGTAGTAGTCGCCTCGATGGCGGCCATCTACCCGGACCGATCGACGTTCTACCGCGATCTCGAAGCGTGTCGGCGCGCGGACTCGCCGCAGGCCACACGGGACTTCGCGGACTCGCTGATCCGTAGACAGGCGAGGATCGAGTTGCAGTACGCCTGCAAGGTCGGCTCGACTCCGGCGGATGACAGGGACTTCTGGCTCAAACGCTGTGAAGAGCAGCTTTGGCGTGAGGCCACCACACTCGGCCTGATCTTCACCGAGTTCACCCACTTCCAAGTCAAGTTCGAAACCAAGAGGACCACCACAATGAAGCTTGAGAATTTCAACCGCGCCAAGGCGCTTGTTTCCGACCGTGAGTATCTGATGACGCTCGCCCGCAACATGAACTTGCACTCGCGGCGTCGCATGGTGTTCGGGGATCACGACATTCGGCCCGACATCGTCGAGAAGTTGCTGCCGGACATGAAGCAGGTCGTCGATCAGCAGATCGCCGTCGTCGATCAGAAGCTCGCCGAGATCGGGGTCACCGTCGAATGACGATGGCCCGGATCCTCACCAATGTCGACGTGCGGATTTCTCCGCGCGTCAACGCCGCCGGGATGTTCTTCACCGAACTACACCACACCTGGACCGAGGACGGTTCGCCGCGATTTGCTTTGTCCCGTGTCGCATACGCGATCCCCGATACCAAGCACAGCAAGGCCGCGCAGATCGAGGCGTTCAAGCGCCGGCAAGCGAGGCACTGATGGCGTGGCGATACTGTCCGAAGTGCGGTCGGGGAATGGATGCCCCGACCATCAGCGAAGTCCTCAAGGGCGTGCAGCGGTGCAGCGAGCGGTGGACCGTCGAAGCAACCAAGCCGTGCGACTATCAGTACGAAGTCGAGGAATTTGAAAGAGACCAAGCCATCGACGACTTCATTGAGCGCGTCGAACGGATCGAGGCGCGTTTGGGGATATCCAAATGAGCACACGCAAAGAGCGCATCCGAGCGAAAGTGATGGCTCGCGTCGAGATCGTCGAAGGGCCTCTCGATACACCGTGCCACTTGTGGACCGGACCAACATCGGGGAGCACGGGGAGGGGGAAGGACTATCCGAGAATGTGTCTCGATGGTGGGACGATGGCCGTCCATATCGTGATGTTTGTTCTCGAACATGGTCCGATCCCACCGCGCAAGCAACTCGACCACCGATGCCGCACGCGGCGTTGCGTGAACGCTGACCACCTCGATCTGGTGACGCACAAGGAAAACCAGCGTCGCCGAGCACAGAGCAGCCGCTTCGAGTGTGAAGTAATAGCGGCCTAACCAAGGGAATTGACATGAAGCGTATCTTTAGCGCGGTCGCACTGGCGGCTGTGATCGGTGGTGCCATGCCCGCGTATGGCGCTGATATCCATGCTGCCGTCAACGCCGCTGCCGACGCGCACGGCGTGCCTCGCCACATTGCCCATGCCGTGGTGACGGTCGAGAGTGGCTATCGTTGCAACCTGCGCGGCAGTGCTGGTGAGCGCGGGATCATGCAGGTCAAGCCGGCCACCGCGCGCAGCGTTGGCGTTACCGGGAATCTGTTCGACTGCAACACCGGCCTGCGCGCCGGTATGCTCTATCTGCGCATCGCGATCGCACGCGGCGGTGCTGGCTGCGCTGGCGTCAGCCTCTATCAGCGCGGAGTTTTCGGTCGCGCCGTCTGTACCACCTATGGTCGGAAGGTGATGGCGGCTGCTCATAGCGCGAGCTACACGCGCGGGCGGTGATCGCATGGTCAATAGATGCGTAAGCTATATGTTAAAGATGTCTGAAGTGATTTGAATCATTGTTGAACATTTCTGTAGAAGTGTAAGTAAACAAATGGTTCCGTCATCAGATGGGCTTATCGACGGGAAGAGGAAGTGACTGTGACGATCAGAGACCAAGCCTTAACGCTCGCCGTGGCGTTGAGTAATGAAGAAGAAACGACGCTGGGGCCGACCGACAGCGCTCTTTGTGCGGACGCTTTGCGCTACTATGCAAAATCGCAGTTACGCAACGAGGCCGCGCGGCGCTTTGCCGTCCCCTCGGCCATCGTTGGGCTCGCCATCATCGGCTTCGGGGCCATGTATAGCGCCGCAGCGGGTAGTAATGCAAAGGGGGATCGTCTCGCCGCGCAGAGAACACCGGCCTGCAACTCAGGCGTGCTATCACCGACGACGATCAGTGCGCAGGTGACCTGCTACTGACATGGAAATATGCACCGCAAACAGAGAACCCGCCTAACGGCGGGTTTTTTTATTTGATCTGCGCTGGTGGCGGACGCTGTTCACCTGGCGTACCAGCGCGCACCGGGCCGGCCACCGCTCGGCCCGGCGGCGACCCGCATCTCGATTTGCTTCGACTCCTGAAGCTGCTTCGTGATTGCGTCGAGGCGCGCCAGATCGAAGAGGCCGTTGATCTGTTGCTTCAGCCGAGTGAAGCTGAGGCCAGCGCTGCCGGCTTCCTTGATCAAGCGGCGGACCATCAGGTATTCAGCCTGCTTCTCGGTCGACGCCAGCCGGTCGCGGACCTCGACAATGCAGTGGCGGGTCGAGAGTTCGGTCAAGGCCGTCGCCCATTCGATGAGTTCGAGGGTCAGGACCGGACGCTCGGGATTGACGCCGATGGCGACGATGTGAGCGAGCCGCAGCGCAATCTCCATCGATCGGGTCCACAGCGACGCGAGTTCGGGCACGCATTTCGCGCCGCGAGCCTTGAACGCGTTTCGATGCCGGCGGAAGGCGTCTTCCGCGCCAGGCCCCCACGCGGCTTCGTGCGGCTTCACGCGGGTCGCTGATGAGTCAGGGATGTTCCCCCGGCCGATGGTGACGATCGCCCGGCACCATTCCTTGATGCGGTCCGGCGGCTCACGGGGGGCAGTGGGGACCACGTCCTCGACGGGCTCGCCGGTGATCGTCAGGCACAGCCAACGCGGCAGGAAGCCGTCCGCGATGCCCTTACCGGACATCGACGGCCAGAAATCATGCGGGGTCGAAGCCCCGTAGACCGACAGGCAAGGGTTCTGAATCTTGGATGCCGCTTCGGCCGCCGACGCCTCGCCGCTGTACTCGCCGTTCGACGACGTGAACAGCTTCATGAGCATGGTTCGCATGCCGGATTGATGCGTCCCCGCGCGGCGGTCCATGATCTTCGCGATGAAGCCTCCGAACTCATCCATGAGCGAGACGCACGCCGGGGTGTTCTCGATGGTCTTTCGGATCGCAGATTCGGACAGGTAGCCTTCGGGGCCGATGTAGCGGCTCAACCCGGCTTCGTGCGCCAAGGTCTGGATGCACTTTCGGGCGTGGTCCTTTCCGTAGCCGGACGGCGCCAACGCGACGACGTAGAGGTTGGTCCGCAGATCGGTCGGACCGGAATGATGACGGCCGGCGAGGGTGCCAACGAACGTGAGAGCGGGGCCGAGCGCCAGCGGTCGCGACGGCGAGCTTGACGATCCGACGATCCAATCCATGATCTCACCAACGAGACCGGGCGGGTGACACAGAGCCTCCAATTCGGCCATGGAGGGCGCGGTCTCTTCCGCTTCGGCATCCAATGGCTCGTCATCGACCGGCTCACCAGCGGGCTCCGCAGGGGCCGCAGCGGGCACCGGCGCGACGTAGCCCGGAAGCAGGTTGTTGCGCTTCGGAGCCACCGGCGGAGACCAGTTGGTGGCCTCGATCTCGACGCGGTTGGTTGCCACATCGCTCGTAGCTGTCAAGGATTCCTTGACAGCTGCCGGGGCGGTCGATCGTGTGGGCTCAACCTGGCCGGCGAGCCTCGCTTGCGTCTTGGGGCCGTTCACAAGCGGGATGGATACGCTGAAATTGTATCCAAGGTGCTCGCCGAGCCACTGCACCGCAGCGTCGCGCTCGGCGTCGCTGATCTCAAGAGCCTTCATGACCACGTTGAGTGCGGTGAAACGTTCCCCGGTGCCGAAGTCTTCGATGCCACCGGGCGAGATCGACAGGTTCGCGCTGCGCCGGCTGATCGGCCGTCCCGATCCGGAGCCACGCCACGGCGCGACCGCGCGATAGACGCGGCCCATGAAGCGCCCCTTGGGGAGCGCGAGCTTCGGCGCCCATGCGGCGATGTTCGCCAGCGCATCTTCGTTCAAGCGCCGGAAGAAGTCCGTCGTCTGAGACGGCGACGCGTCCTGACCGTCGCCAACCGGCGTGATCTCGGCACGCTCATGATCCGGGTCGTAGCCGAACGCCTTCAGAACCTCGCCGATCTGCTCTCCGATGTCGTCAGGCAATTCGGGCAGATCGCCGAGCGCCAGATCCATCAGCGTTTCGTCGGACCACCAATAGTAGGGCTCGCCAGTGTCAGGATGGACTGATGGCGGCAATACCGTCTGCTTGCCTTCGGCGAGCAGATCGGCGAGGCCGACGCGGTCCGGGGTCCGGAAGTTGCGCGACCTGATCTTCTCGGTGTCGCCGCGATAGAAGAGCGAGATGCCCTTGCGGCCCTTCTTCTGCGCAGGCGACGCCGGCAGGATTTCGAGTAGCGGCCCGACGATCTCTTCCTGGTCGATGTCGACGCAGATCAGCCCCATGCCGAGCGCAACGCCGACGCCAGCACCCGGCCACTTTGCCCATTGGGTGACCTGGAACGTCGTCGGTCGTTTCAGGCAGAACTCATTCCATCCCTTGAACATGCGCCAGTCATCGCCAACCATCATGCCGGGCTTCTTGTCGTTCGGCATGATCGGGATCGGCGCGTAGCCGCGCGCGAGCAGCGCGTGGCCGACCTGAGAGAAAGGCGATTCAATCATCTGCTCGGTCCTCAAAACGGCGCGGCGTAGTCGAGCAGCTTTGCGCGCATTTTGTCGCCATAGCCGTTGAGCACGATCGTCAGGAACTTCATCCACTCGGCTTCATCGAGCGTGGACAGATCGAACTTGTTGATGCTCTCGAGGTACGCACCGGCCTCGCCGCCAGCCTCGGACAGCGAGGATCGTTCGAACTCTGACAGGCGTTTCGGGAGCATGTGAAAAGCAACTCTTCCAAGAGGGATACATTCAGGATTGTCGCAGAGCCAGAGCACAGGCTTGCCCTGCGCCGGGGCATACCCGATTCCCTGTGCTTGCCGCTGACAAACGCCACAGCACACGGGCTCGATGTCGAATTTACGAGCCATGATAGTTGCGGCCTCCCAGCCGTTGGCGAATAAGCCGCTTGATCTGGCCGACCGCGTTCTCCGCGCTGCGGCGGTCGCCCGCCGACGAAGGAAAGAAGTATTTGACCTTCGATCCCTGTTTCAGGTCGACTTCAAGATAGGGGTGCTTCCCCCCTTGTATGGGCTCGAATGAGTATCCCTGCGCCACGAGATACGCGGTCACCTTTTGATACGTCTCGTTGCGCCGCATCGATTTGTGGAAGCTCTTCATGTGGCGCTCCTAGAACGGAATATCGTCATCGAGATCGGAGGGCTTAAACTGCGACCACGACGGCGCGGCTTTAGCTCTCCAAGGCTTCTCGTTCGCGAGTTGGGTGACAGTGGCGCGGCGAATGCCCGGCATCTGCGGGAGAGGCGACACGACCATCTCGGTCGGCTTCTCCCACGGCTTCAGCTTCTTGGCCTCTTCAGCCCGGCGCGCTGCGACCATAGCGTCATGCTTCGCCAGGACGAACTCGCGCGACGGCTCCACGTAGCCGAGCGGGTTGACCGTCTCGTCAACCTCGCCGAGCTTTCGGCCGATGATCTCCCAATGCTTGCCGTTCGCCTTGATCATGATCTCGGCGGTCTGCTTCAGCGTCGTCAGCTTTGCCATGGTGTCAGCGATCGAGAACGGCGCGTCTTCGCCACCGCCGTGCTGCTTCCACCACTTCTCGAACTTCACCCGAGCGAAGCCCTGATGCTCGGGGCAAATCCATTCCTTGTGAACGACGAAGCCGCACAGATACTCCACGCGGACGCTTGGGGTGCCGCCGGCTTTGTCGTGGCGATAGAAGGTGCGGCGCTTGACGGGCACCCATGACGGCTTCGAGGACGAGAGGATCGGCACCGCGTCGGCGGTCTTGGCGATCTTCTTCTCGACATCGCGCTCGAATTTGAAACCGCAGTCGGGGCATTCCATCAGGCCAGCGAAGATCAGCGATTTGCACTGCGGGCATTCCTTCACCGGCGCGTCGCCTTCACCCTTGCCGGGCTTCCGCACCTTCACGCGATCAACGGGGCCGTGCCGGCGGACGTTGCCGGCGAAGTCGAGCACGAGGCAATCGGACTTGCCGTTGCGGATGGACTCCTCGATATCCTTGCCCATGCAGCGCGTCCCGCGTCCGACCATCTGCACGTAAAGCGCGGTGGATTCGGTCGGCCGAAGCATGGCGAGCAGATCGATACGCGGCGCGTTGAAGCCAGTGGTGAGCACGTTGGCGTTGGTGAGCGCCGTGATCTTTCCGGCCTTGTAGTCCGCGATGATGCGGCGGCGCTCGACTTTATCCGTCTCGTTAGTAATCGCCTCAGCGGTGTAGCCCATCCGCCGGATTTCATCGCGGACGTGGATGGAGTGCTCGACGCCGGCACAGAAGATCAGCCAAGACTTTCGCGGCTTCTCGTTGCTGGTAGCAAACGAGATGATCTCCTGGACCGCAGCCTCCGTGATCGGGTGCTTGTCCACCGCGCGCTGAAGCTGAGTCGGAGTGAAGTCCCCGCCGGCCCGACCGACACCCTTCACGTCAAGCTGCGTCTCGGTGGCCTTCGATACAAGCGGACAGAGGAACCCAAGATCGATCAGTTCCTTGATCGTGATCTCGTAAATGATATCGTCGAAGAGCGCGTCGTCGCCTTCCGTGAGCATGCCGGAATCGAGCCGGTACGGCGTGGCCGTGAGGCCAAGGATCAGCATATCGGGATTGATCTCGCGCAACGCTGCGATGAATTTCCCATACATCGTCTGCGCATCCGGCGGCACCGTATGCGCTTCGTCGATGATCAGCACATCGACGCGCCCAATACGGTCCGTGCGCCGGAACATCGAAGCGATGCCGCCGAAGATGATCTGTGATCCGGCATCGCGCCGGCCGATCGAAGCTGAATAGATGCCGGCCGGTGCCCAAGGCCAGAAGCCCATAAGCTCGGCGTAGTTCTGCTCGATCAACTCCTTGACGTGCGTCGCCATGACGATGCGCGTCGTTGGCTCGGCCTCGATGAACTCTTGGCACAGCGTGCCGAGCACCAACGACTTTCCGCCGCCGGTCGGGAGTACAATCAGTGGATTGCCCTTGGGTTTCCGCTCCCAATAGGCGTAGGGCGCGTCGCAGGCTTTGCGCTGATATTCGCGAAGGACGTGGCTCACTGCATCTTCACCGTGACCGAGGAAACGTGGTCGCGGCCACGTTCAAGGACTGCCATCAGCGCCGTGGAATACTGCAAGTAATCAGCACCGGCGGAAATGTCGGAGTTAGTGCTGTGAACCTGCGGATCGTACTGAACGAGCTTCGCGAGCCCGAGATCGAGCAGCAACTGATCCAGGCCGAACTCGCTGACGCCGCGCCGCGAGACGATGACGGTCAGAAGAGCCGCAGCTTCGTTCGAGATGATCGTGTAGCCGGCGCGCTCAAGCGCGCGCTCGATATCGACGGCCTTCTGACCCGGCGACGCTTGCTCGCCCTCCGCTGCAAGGACGTGGTTGCGCAGAACGGTGAGGGGGTCACTATGCGGCATCGAAATCTCCAAAGAGTGAGTTGTCGTTGTGAGCGAAGGCGCGCGCCGGGTAGCCGGGGATGTGGATGAGGTTCGGGGTGCCGCCGGTCTTGCCGACTTCGTTGCCCCACTGATGCCAGCCAGGTCGTGCGTGACGCGCGAACAGTTCGAGGTAAGGGCCGGCAAACAGCTTCTCGATGCGCTCGTAGACGACCGGCGGCTTCTCGGAATGGAGGGTGCGCGGCGCGAGAACGACCTTGTCCTCGTAGTCGAGTTCGAGGACCAACCGCTGCACGCCCTTCGACATGCGCTTGACGTTGCCGCGCGTGCCAAGCAAGCAAATCTCAGGGTTGGCGCGCGTCCAATAACCCATACCCATGTGCGGGCGCAGGCCCCGTCCGACCTTCACGTAGTTGAAACCGACCGTCTTGAACGTGAAGTCCCATGCCGACAAAACCTCGAAGGCTTTATCGAGCAGTGGGTCGCATCCCCAAAGAAGGCACGCGCTATCATCGGCGGCCAGATCGGCGACCGGCATCGCCTTGATCTGGTCGAGCGTCATGCAGTCGTAGTGCTGCTCGGGCGAGCGATCCTTGCCTTCCTCCGAATAAGTCTCGAAGGTCCAAGCCGGGTCCGCATAGATGAGCGGAAATCTCACTGGAAAATCTCCGTCAGGTCGGGTTCGTGATCGGTGTCGATGGATGAGGCGGCCGTATCGGCATCTCGCCGAACGCGGAGTTCGCCGGTGTGCTTCGCTTGAAAGACGATGCGGGCGTGAGGTGCGCAGTACGACAGGCCGGGGAGCGCCTTGCAGCCGCAGATCGGCGCGTGCATGCCCGCCCCGTCATTCGGGAAGTACCTGCACTGACCGGGGGTGGCGTTCATGATGGTGGTGACTGAAGGATGGTCAGACATCCTGCGAAGCTCCATTCTCGTAGTGCTCGGTGAGCCGGAAGAACTCGACGGCGCTGATCTCTTCGACCAGACAGGAGCCGCCACCGCCTTCGCGGGGATCGGGGTCGTCAGTCATGGTCGTGAAGAGCGACCCGCTTTCGGGGTGATGCCAGTAGCGAAGCGTCGGCTTCGATCCGTCGCGCCACGCGCGGCCATCGTTGAGCGTGTAGAGAACCCATTCTTCCTCATCGCTGGCGTCGATCAGTTCACCGGGCACAAGCGAGGGAATGAAGAGGTGCGCCGGGCACCCGGCCTTCTGTTCGGCGAGCGACAACGGCTTGTTCCAGCGCGCGCACGACCATGCGGCGTCGCCGAACATTTCTGGCGTCGAATGAATGCACGTCCGGCAGGAAATGCGAGCCCAAGTCATCTTGTCATGGCAAGTAGTAAGGTGCTTGCACATATACTTGCACTTGAACGCCATCTTGTGATTGGGGTCCTGATGCAACTTGGGCGGAGGGGTCGCGGCGCGGATGATCCGCTCGGCGCGCTGAAGCAGCCGGATTGCCTCGACGTGATCCGTCTCGATGCGCTCGCTGTAGACCTCGCCGGTGTTCTTGTTCCGGCAAATGTAAAGGCCGCGCTCGAAACCGAAGAGGTGGCAGTACGTGTTCAACTGCACCCAATGAGCGTAGTAACCGTTCCGCACAGACCGCAGCTTCACCACTTCCTTGAAGTATTTGTCGCCCATCGACTTGCACTCGACGACGTGCCAGGTCTTCGCCGCCTCGGGCAGGCCGAGCACTTTGCCGTCCATCTTGCCGCGCACATGGCCGGAAACCGCACCGGCCCGGTACTGACGGCCACGGTGATCGACTTCATCAACCTCGCAGCCGATCATCTTCAGCGCGTTGAGCAGTCGAGTCTCTTCGATGTCGCCGGTCTCGAACGTGATGGCCTTCAGGCCAGTGATCTCTTCCTGCGGCGAGGCCCAGCGAAACTCGTACCAAAGCGCACGCTCGCACTCTTCGCCGAGGATCGAGATCGAGATGCCCATGGAGTCGAACGACTTCCGCGACTTCGCGTATGCCTCATAGATCGCTTCGGTTGTGAGATCGCGCTTCGGAAGGGGAGCCATTTTGACAAGCCTCTGGCGTTCGCGCCGAAGGGCACGTTGCGCATGCTGAAATGTGAGGGGGAAGGAAGGCGCTGGGGCCGAAGCCCCAGCGGTGGTGCAGGCTGTTACTTCTTCCAGGGCATCGAGCGAGTGCCCGAGGCGGCGGCGGTGGTGGCAGCGGCGCCCGCGTTGTGCGTCTGGCGCGCGGTCGAAGGCGTGTTGTTGTTGGCGGCGCTGGTCGGGGCGGCCTTGTTGTCGTTCGCGGGCGCTTCCGATCCGGGCGGCAGTTCGTGCTGATTGCCGGCGTGGATGTAGCGCTTGATCACGTTCTTCTCGCGGGTCTTGCCCTTCGATTCGTAGGTCTCGATTTCGAGGTCGGCCATGAAGGGCTGATACAGGAACTGATCGGTATCGGTCGTGGTCGCCGGATCGAGGCCGCACGCCAGCGTGAGGGCTTTGAGTTGCGCCTGACCGATGTTGCGGGCCTGCGCCGAGTCGTGACTGACGTTGATCGACAGGAACTTGATCTTCGAGCCCTGAGCCGGACCCTCTTCGAGGACTTCGACCTCGAACTCGAACAGATCGCCGGTGTTCTTGGAGTTGCGCTTCACCTCGCCTTCGGTGATCTGAAGCAGGTAGCGTCCGCGCGGGTTGACGGTGAATCCGCCGCCCTCCGCGTTGGACTCGTCGACATCGGCGAGGTTCACATTCAATTGTGCCACTGGTTTCTCCTAGATGGCGTTGCAGGGTGGTGGTTGGATCAGGCCGCGTTTGCTTCTGCGCTGACAGGCGGAGGCGGCAGGTACTTGGCGAGAGCCGAGTAGCCCTCACCCTTGCGGAACTGGATTTCATGCGGCATGCCGAAGCGGTTGCCAGCGATGAAGCCGCCGCGCTCTTCGAGGAACATCCAGCGCGTCCCGCCACCTTCGGCGTGCCGAAGTTCCTTGTTGAACCCGGCGTCGACCTTCTTGATCGAAGCCTTGAAGTTGAGGAACGCGATCACGTCGCTGTTCGCTTCGAGGATGTCGGCCGCGTCCTTGTGCATGTTGATGCGGTAGCGCGAGTAGGGGTCGGTCGTCGGCGAGTCGAAGCGGCTGATGTCGCAGTGGCCGAGTTGGATGATCCCCATGTTGCGCTCGCGGCGCAGGGTCATGATGCCGTCGATGTATTCGAGGAAGATCGAGGCGGCGACCTTGTAGCCCTTGCCGTAGCCGGGGTCTTCGATGTTCTTCCAGCCGTTGCGCACGCAGGCTTCGGTGCGGATCAGGTTTTCGAGGCCCGTGGTGGAGTCGATGATGGCGAACGCGTAGTCGTGATCTTCGTTGACGAGCGCGCCGATCGCCTCGCACAGTTCACCGTAGCTGCGGACTTCCAGCGTATCGGCCACAACACCGGCCGGCACGCTTTCGCCCTCTGCGGTCTGGATGAAGATCGGGCGCGGAAATTCTGCCGCAAGGGACGACTTACCGATCTTCGGCACGCCGTAGATCGTGAACACCGGCTGCAAATCCGCAGCGGTCTTCTTCTTCATGCTCTTCAGACTGATCGCCATTATGGCTCCCCTTAGTGCTCGACGGGGGTGTCGAGCTTCAACGTCTTCGCCCACACCAACCGATCAACGAGGCGGTAGCCCGTGTTGTTGATGGTCTCGATGGTGACGGATTGGTTTTCGGTTTTCTTCCGGATGCGGGACATGAAGACGTTGACCGAATGCGCAGGGCGGTCTTGGTCGCCGTAGAGGATGACCACCGCCATCTGCTTCGTGACGATCTCGTTGCGTACCAGCGCGAGGAACAGCGAGCGCTCCTTCGGAGTCAGGCGCCAGTCCGGCGGAAGCGTGCCCGTCATCGACATCGATCTGCGAAGATTGCCGATGGTCTCTTTCAGAGACGCGATCTGGCCGATCAGGGCTTCGTGCGTTTCGACTGTCGGGGTCATCCGTTACCGTCTCTTGACATCCGTCGCCGATCCGGTTTTATGCCGAATCAGTTGTGATGTTTTGTTGATGCCGTTGAACTTTATCTAACGGCGGCGGCGAAGGATGTCAACGGATAGCGACGGATAAAATCGCGAGCACAACACCTAGCAGTTCGGAGAGGGGTGCTAAGTGGGGAATATCGGCCGGAATTGATCTTCGGCTTGGGTCGCTACTGGTGCGGTAGTGGCAAATGGTGTTGATTAGAGTGCGTTGGGGAGATCGATAGATGAAGAAGGCAATTTCAGCTAAGAGAACGCATCCGGCCATTGACACAATCAAGGCGCGTGTCGAAGAGCGGGTGAAAGCTGCCAACGTGTCGAGGAACGAAGCCTCCCGACGTGCCGGCCTCGGTCTGAGCTACGTGAACGACCTGATGTCCGACAGGTCGAGAGACCCGAGCCGTGAGTCGCTTGCGAAGCTTGGCGCCGTTCTGGATACCGACGCGGCGTATTTCTTCGGCGAGCAGGAAACCCCACGAATCACAAGGAAAACCGAATCGGAGGGGCGTCCCGCCGAGGTGGTGCACGGAACATCCTATCCACTCTATCAGATCGGCCTGACCGACCCGGATGGGTTTTTCGCGCTCAACGATTCGGCCAAGAGTATGATGCCGTCCCCCCTCAACAATGCCCGCGACGTATATTGCGTGTCCGTCCCCGATGATACGATGGCCCCTCGCTACCGGACCGGCGAGGCGGTGATGGTCAATCCGAAGATGCCGGTGAAGCACGGCGGATTTGCGCTTATTCGTCAGTCGGACGACCGCGTCGCTATTCGTGAGGTCGTGTCCATATCGGTCGACAAGATCACCGTTCGGTGCATCGGCGATCAGTCCATAGTTGAAATGCCCCGTGGCAGCGTCAAATCGCTCGAACGGATCATCGGAAGCTGGGAACTGGTCTAACGCTGCTTTTGTCCGTCGCTATCCGTTGACATAACGGATAGACGTGTTATTGGTCCGTTGCTGCTCGGGAGAGGCAACGGACCATGCAATCCATCAAGCTTGTTATTCTGGAGTCGCCCTTCGCGGGCGATGTCGAAGCCAACCTCGCCTATGCGAGACGGGCCGCGAAGGACTGCTCGACGCGCAACGAGAGCGTCGCTGCTTCGCACCTTCTCTTCACTCAATTCCTTGACGATAACGTTCCGGCCGAGCGCGAAATGGGGATCGCGCTCGGCCTCGCGTGGCAGCGCGTCGCCGACTACTCGGTCTTCTACACGGACCGAGGATGGTCGCGCGGAATGTTGCACGCGCTCGAAAGCGCGCTCGAAGAGCGGCGGCCGTACCTCGTTCGCGCGCTCGACGGTCCGGTTAAACTGCCGGACCCTACCGTTGACCCGGTCTACCGCCGCTTCAGCAAGGCGCGGTCATGAGCGCACTCTACACCGAAAACGACGAAGCCCTCAACATGGTGCTCAAGGCGCTACGAGGCGCGGATATCGACTGCGCCCGCTTTCGCATCTCGATGATCGACACTGACTTCGCACGCGAGATCGAGGCGCTGATCCGCGCCTACGAGGTCAGGGATGCGATCGAGCGGATCGAGCGATACCTGGCCCCCAAATACCCGAGTGTCACCGCGTGCGCCTCGCATGTCGGCTCACCGAATCATTTCTCACAACTCGATAGGAGTCTTCTGTGAAGCTGACCATCAACCGCGACCGCCTGGCCGACATCGTCACCCGTGGCGTGTCGAGCGCGCCGAAGAACTCGCCCTCGGTGATCGCCAACAACGCGCGGATCACCGTGCGGGACGGCAAACTGTCCATCGCGTCGACTGACTTCGAGATGATGGTCGAGGCGTCCGGCGAATGCGCGATGGAGCGTGGCGGTGTGACCACCGTGGATGCTGCCAAGCTGAAGATGACGGTCGATCGACTGCCGAAGGGTGTCGAGGTGTCGTTGACGTATGACGACGCCAAGCACGACCTGATCATGAAGGCGGGGCGCTCCCGCGTGACGTTCCCGACGCTCGCCGCCGAAGACTGGCCTGCGCGCGCCATGAATATGGACGGTGCGGAGTTCAAGCTGTCCGGCGCCGATCTCGCTCGCCTGTTCGGCCATACCGCGCAGGCTCTCTCGCCGGCCCCCGGTTCGCCGATGGCCGGCGTGTTCCTCCATGTCCGAGAGACCGGGCAGGCCCCGCAGCTTGCCGCTGTCGGCACCACGGGGATGATCCTGATCCTTGCTTCGATCGCGGTGCCGAGCGGCGCCGAGAACATGCCGGGCAAGACGGGGCAACCGGCCGGTGTCATCCTCAGCGCCGAGACCGTCAATTCCGTGCTGCGCCTCTTCCGCGCTGCCGAAGAGGTCGATGTCGTTGTCAACGAAAGCTCGATCCTCTTCCGAACCAGCGACATCCATTTCTGCTCTGCCATGTTGGTCGGCACCTATCCCAACTATCAGCCCTTGGTGAGTTCGCCGTCAGAGAACCGCGTTCTCGTCGACCGCGCGCTCTGCATCAACACGGTATCGCTGCTCGAACCCTTCGCGTCGAAGGAACTTGGTCACCGCCTGCAATGCGCCGGCTCCGATGAGGGGTTCGTGGTCGCGGTCGGCAGTCAGACCGGCGGCGGCGTGGATGTCGTCGAGGCGGAGATCGACGGCGAGATCGAAGCGTTCGGCGTGAACGGGCAGTTCATGAAGACGATGCTCAATTCGTTCAAGACCGAGACCGTCGCGCTGCACCCCGACGCCCGACAGCGCCGCGTGATGTTCAAGTCGGATGGCGAGCCCGACCTGATCGGCGTCATCGCCATGATGAACATCACCACCGACCTGGCCGAAGGCCCGAAGCATGAGTAACCGCCATCGGGCGAGGGCGGCTCGGCGCACGGTGACCATGCCGGAACGCGTCGGGCCGCATGTGAAGTTGGTCTTCGCAGAAATGGCCCGACTCCAGTTCACGTATGACGAAGTGGAAGAGGGGTCCGGCGTTCGCCGGGCTTCAATGAAAGCGTGGCGGCGAAAGAACCGGCCTGGTCTCGAGTCGCTCGAAGCCGTGCTCGGATTTCTCGGGTGGGACTTCGTCGCGGTGCCCCGCGCGAAGATGCTACCCGATGAAGTCCGTGCCGAGCTTCAGCCGATCGCCGACAAGCTCGGTCTCACGATGCCGCAAACGGTCCTTGCGCTGATCGAGATTGTGACCGGCATCCACGAACGCTTTCCGTTCCTACGCGATCCGACCGCCGTCAAGCCGGTTCGATTCCGGGGGAATCGTAAGCAGAAGATCGTCATTCATCCGGATCAATACGCACTCTTGCAGGATGTACCAACCCATGTCGCGCACTGACGACCCGACCACCAATCAGATGATCGAGGCTGCGATCTCGCGCGGGGCAAAGCCGACCGAAGATTCGGTTGCGCAGGCGCTGCTCGACGCTCGGTTCCGGCACTTCGAGATCACCATGCGGCTTGACGCCGTGATTGCGGGCGTCCGTGGCATCCGCCGCACCTTCGAAACCGTGCGGGACTTGGACTGATGCCGAGAAGGTCCATTCAAGGGAGTTGTCACGGCTGCCGATTTGCGAAGTGGGATCGAACGGCCAGCGGGCGACTGCATCCGAGCGGTGCGGGTCGATGCACATATGTCATGCCCCGCATTACGTTGCCGGCGGCGTACTACTTCAGTGGTGATCGCGATCAGCCAACCGTGGGCGGTGGCTTCATCGAGCGTCGCCAGGGCCACACGAACTGCCCGACTTGGGAGCTTCAGGAATGAGCTGGGATCAACGCTGGATGTCGCTTGCGCAGCACGTCGCGCAATGGAGCAAGGATCGCAGCCGGAAGATCGGTTGCGTGATCGTCGATGACCGGCAGGTCTTGGTGTCGCTCGGATGGAACGGCTTCCCGCGCGGGATCAACGACGACATCGGATACCGGCACGCGAAGCCCGGTAAGTACCTTTGGACCGAGCACGCAGAGCGGAACGCGATCTTCAACGCCGCTGCGAAGGGCGTGAGTACGTTCGGCTGCACGATCTATCTGCCGTGGTTTCCGTGCCCCGATTGCGCGCGGGGCATCATTCAGGCGGGCATCACCGATGTCGTCGGCGTGAAGTCCGATCCCAGCGATCCGCAGTGGGGCGACATGATGGAATTGTCGCGCCTCATGCTGCTCGAAGCCGGCGTCAAGGTGCGGTTCATTGATTGGCTCGAAGCACCGAAGGCGGCATCGTGAATGTGGCTGTACGTCCCCTCAACCTCATCTCCCTCTGTACCGGCGGCGGCGGGCTCGACCTCGGAATCGAGTTGGCAGTGCCAAGCGCTCGAAGCGTCGTGTGTGTCGAGAGGGAAGCACACGCCGTCGCGAACCTGGTCGCAGCGATGCAACAGGGCCTCTTACATGAGGCTGCTATTTGGAGCGATGTCACCACCTTCAACGGCCGCCCGTGGCGTGGTCTTGTGGATGGAGTTATTGGCGGCATCCCGTGCCAGCCTCACTCCGTCGCCGGTCTCAGACTCGCCGAGGACGACGAGCGAGACCTTTGGTCGGCCGCGCGGCGGATCATCGTCCAATCGCGTCCGTGGTTCTTCTTCATCGAGAACGTCGGCGGCTTCGTCACGTCAGGCGGCCTCGAACGACTTTGGCGAGAGGTTCGTCGCCTTGGTTACGAGCCTGAGATCGGACTTTTCACTGCGTCAGAGGTTGGCGCGAGCCACCGTCGCGAACGCTGCTTTGTCCTCTGCGTGGCCGACACCGAAGATCATCAATGGCGGCGCGAACTCGCAGCGGGAAGCGCGGGGAGCCGGCGGACCGGATTTGCAAGAGATGATCAAGATGTGGCCGACGCCGGCAGCGCGCGACTGGAAGGGCGCGAACGGCGAAGCGCACTTGGAGAACGGCACGGGCCGGCTGCACCTGGATCAATTACCGAACTTCGTCGAGCACCTTTGGTACACGCCGAGCGTGCCGAACGGCGGTCGGGCGTTGAACGACAACACGTCGGCGACCGGGATGCAGCCGGACGGCACGAAGAGGCAAGTCGGTTTGGAGAATCAGGTTCGTCGCTGGCACGGCAATCCGCAGGCCGTGAACGAGAACGAGCCGCAGCAATGGCCGACTCCGACCTCGCTGTCATTCTCGGAGAGCCATCAGCCGGGCAACTCACGCGGCTACAATATCACGATGGACTTGGCCTCTTCGCTCCGGGACCGTCTGACCTCACCGGATGGCATCGAGCACTTGAAATTGCGCCGCACCTTGAACCCGCAATTTGTAGAATGGTTGATGGGCTGGCCGCTCGGTTGGACCTCTCTGGCCCTCATGCCGCTCGCATTGAGAGACTTCGCATGCTCGGCAACGGCGTTGTCCCACTGGAAGCAGCATATGCGTTTCGCACTCTCGCAACTCGATTGTCCCGCCGATCCGCCCGTGCAACACAGCTTGTTCGGATGATGGCAGAAGGAGGACTAAATGGGCACTGATATTAACATCCGCGCCGAGCGCAAAATCGATGGAGTGTGGACTGTTGTCGAGGTCTCCGCCTTCGACTGTCGGTCCTACGGGGTGTTTGGCTTCCTCGCCAATGTTCGGAACTACTCACGCATCCCGCCGATCGCCGAACTACGCGGTCTGCCAAACGACTGTTCGGTGGCAGCTAGCGATTGGCTGGAAGACTGTCATTCCACGTCGTGGCTTTCGATTGCCGAGTTGCTTGCGTTTGACTATGACCAGACGTTCGAGGATCGCCGGACTAGCAAGACGATAGGCAACGTGACGATCGGGAACCATACTGCCGAGCCCGGCGGCGGTAAGAAAATGACGATCCGCGAGTTCTTGGGTGAGCGGTTTTTCGAGGATTTGGGTCGCCTTCAGCAGAGTGGTGCCGAGCGCATCGTATTTGGATTCGACTCATGAACCAGATACTCGAACGGCAGAAGGAAGGGTAGGCGGTGAGCCACCTTGACCGACAACTGACAAGTCTGGCGGGGCGCGATACGCCCCCCATGATCGAACGCGTCGAGCGCGCGCTGCTTGTGCTCGCCTACCTAGTCGAGATCGACGGTGACGTGCATTTGCCGATGTACGAAGTCTTTGAGTCGAAGCTTGACGAACTGCGGAGCAAAGCGGATGTTCGCCAGCGCGCGAGGAACCGTTTGCACTCATTCATGGGTCACAACGACAACACCGCCATCACCGACCGCGCACCAAGGCCGCTGGCGGCTTTAGGGCGATCTGCTTAAGGTACTTCTGCTTCAGGTCGAGTGAAGGCCCCTTGCCATATTTCGGTTTCTTCGAGTCGTGGCCCATCAGACTATCGATCAAGCTATCCTGCGCCTCGATCGCAACGAGACGATCCTTGAAGCTGTGCCGTAGCGAATAGACGGTGTGGTCCTTCGTTGGTCGCAGACCGTTCTCTTGCAAGAATTTGTTCGCCACCGCCGAGAACCCTGACGAGTTGTCGTGGTATCGCTTGAAGCCGGAACGCATCTTCTTTAGAGCCGGCAGCGCGCAGCCGACCAGTGGAATCTCGCGGTCGCTGTGCTCGGTCTTCATCCGCCGCCCGTCTGGCATCACCCGAACGTAAGGGATCGGCGCGTCGAGGAAGATTGTGCTCGCGTTGAGGTTTAGAATCTCGGATGGGCGCAAGCCCGTGTCGGCGATGATATAGATCACCATTCGGGCCTCTTCGTTGAGCCCGTCGAGCGCCCCGTTCGCCAGAATGTGATTCTGGATGAAGTCGGTGTCATAGGGCGTCGGGTCTTTCTCCGTCTCGCCCTTCAGCCGCAGGCCATGGAAGAAATCGGGGAGCCCGAGCCGGCGAATGATGCTCAGTTCCTTGAGCATGCCGCTCAACTGGCCGATCTGCTTGTTTGCTGTCTTGGCCGCGATCCCCTCGTTGATCACGCGGCCCCGCCAATGCTCCCGGAAGGTGAGGGCGTCGTCGTGCGTGATCTCGGTGATTGGCTTGTCACGGCCGATCACTTCAAGGAACGCTTCAACGGCGCGCGTCCGCCCGTTCGTCCAAATGCGAAGCTGGTCTTCGGACAGGTCGAGCGTGTCTTCCGCGATCTCGGATCGATATTCGGGGAAGATTTGGGAGATCAGCGGGACTTGCCGCTTGGCGGTGCCTAGCAGGGCCGCACGCGCGATTGGATCGTTGACCGCGCCGTTCTGCCCCAAGGCTTCGACGCGCGCCAGTTGGGCCTCGAATGGCTGTTGTAGGAGCATCGCGTTGTCGATGTAGTCGAAGCCCAGCGACCGCGCCCGCTGCCGGGCGGCGGTGTAGCTGGTCAGTTCCTCCCGTGGCCTGCCGCTGGCGAGGCCGCGCCAAAACGCTTCGAGTTCCTTGTTGAGGCGATCGGCGACGACACCGGCGCGCCGGCCGAGTCGATCCTCTGCGATCCTGATCTTGGTCGAATGCCGGATGACCTTGCGAGGGTCGAGCGCGGCGTATTCAGTTGGCACGCGGCGTTGGAAGTGCCATGTGCCGTTGCGGCGCGTGAGGAAGTCGGACATTGGAAACCCGCCAACGATGTAGGACGTTTTGTAGGACGTTTCCTTGCATCGCGGATGTTGGAAAAGCAAGCAAAATCAAAGAAATTGCTGCAAATTGCGGGTCGCGCGCGCTCCACGCGGAGCCCTTCACCCGCTCCAGTCCCAAGATCTTCCAGTCCCAAGACCTTCGTCGGCCTTCTGACCAGACCGGTCCGACTGCAAAGTTCGGTTTTGGACCGTTCCGAACAATCGGATGCGGGGCTCCGCTGCCAGAGAGCCCGTCACGCGCGTTGGCCGGATCGCTATCCCTGTCGTATGGCTGTCCCTCTCGTTCGTCCTGCGCCCGAGCCTCGACGCGAACCTATGGGTCGGGGCCGACGTGCGTATCCTTATCCGTTCGTCCCGTCTGTCGCGGCGTGAGGCCGAAACGTTTTCGATAGCAGGTCGAAAAGTAGGACTGGCTGGTGAAGCCGCATTCGTAGGCGATCTGGCCGAGATTGACGTGGTTCGTCGCCCCTTGTCGCGAGATCAGTTGGTGAGCGCGCTGCAGCCTCAGTTCGAGCAGGCGTTGGCCGAACGAGGTGCCGTGAAAGTGGAAGATCTTGTGCAGGTAGCGCAGCGAGATCTTGTGCTCGCGCGCGGCCTGATCGGGCGAGAGGTCGCGATCCTGCAGATTGCGCTGCAAATAGCTTTCGAGCCGGTTGTAGAGCGAGGACGCGAGCGTCTGCCGGATGAACGAGCGATCTTGCGGTGACTCCCGCAAGTCCAGCATCAGACAGATCAGGTCGATCACCGACTGCTGCAGCCTGTCGGCGTGGTCGCCCGGCGGCAGATTGAGGAGTTGCATGCCGAGCGTCGCCACAACCGGGACGAGTTGAGCGTTCGCAATATTCATCGACGCGCACAGGCCGTCGATGCCTTTGACACGATCGACCAGCAGGCTGCGGTCGATCTTGATGGTGATGTTTTCCGAACCGTCCGGCACGTCGACGACGTAATTTTCAGCAGAGTTGAGGAGAAACACGGCTCCCGGCATTGCCATGCCTGTACGACCACGTTGCTCGAACTCCAGTCCCTTCCGGGTCGGAAACAGAAAGACGAAGTCTTCCGATCCGTCGATCTTCGCCGATTCCTTGCGTCGGATCACACGCTGTGCATCGGCCTTGAAGTTCGACAGTCCCATGGATTTGAATTGAACATCGGTCAGCTCGCCGACTACGCGATCGTCGTGGCGAGCCTGAATATCGAGGCGATAATACACTTCCGCCATGGCTTGACGCCATGCGGCGATGCTCTCCGATCCGGACAATGCGCCGGTCGAATAGTAATTCTTCCGAGTCATCGCGACGACCTCGACTGAGCAGATCTCCCGAAACAATTTCAACAAACGCAAGAAGTGTGCCGTGCCGTCAGCGATCGCGAGGAGCTGTGTCGGTTAGCAGTGCACTAGGATTGTAGAGACAGTGCTTCCCAGTGAAAGACCAAATTTTGATCAGTTACCTAGGATGGCGCGCGTTTCGAAACAGCAGCGTCCAGGGGGATGCTCATCAGGGAGAGGTCTCATGGTCAGCAAGGTCTCACGTCGAAAACTGCTTCGCCTTGCGTCAGCCGGCACGGCAGCCGCTGCATTTCCGGCTCCTTTCGTGTCCGGCATCACGCGTGCAGCGTCGGCTGATCCGATCCTGATCGGGGTGCCGACCGCCCAGACGGCACAGGCCGGCGTCGCCGACCATCAGGACTATCTCAACGGAACGACGCTTGCGCTGGAGGAAATCAACGCGGCCGGCGGTGTGCTCGGCCGCCAGGTCAAACCGGTCGTGGTCGATATCGACCCGCTGTCGCCGGAAAGCGGACAGGTTGCAATCAACAAGCTGATCGACGCCAAGGTGCACGCGATGTCCTGCGCCTTCGTGTTTACGCCGATCCCGGTGGCGGACGTGTCGGCGCGCTACAAGGCGCCGTTCCTGTGGGGACTGACGCAGCGCAACATGACCGACCTGGTCGCAAAAGAGCCCGACAAATACGCGCACGTCTTCCAGACCGATCCGTCCGAAGTGCACTACGGGCACACGTTTCCGGTGTTCCTGAAGGCGATGAAGGATCAGGGCGTCTGGAAGCCGCTGAACAACGGCGTGCATATCGTGCAGGAGCAGATCGCCTACAACCAGACCATCTCGAAGGCGCTGCAGGCGGCGCTGCCGAAGAGCGAATTCAAGCTCGCCGGCATCACCGACATCCAATATCCGGTTCAGGATTGGGGTTCGGTCATCCAGGAGATCAAGAAGATCGGCGCAGGCGCCGTGATGATCGATCACTGGGTCGCCGCCGAATACGCGGCCTTCGTCAAGCAGTACAGCGCCGATCCGTTGAAGGGGGCGCTGGTTTATCTGCAATACGGCCCGTCCCAGCCGGAGTTTCTCGAATTGTCCGGTCCGGCCGCCGAGGGCTTCGTCTGGAGCACCGTGCTCGGTGTCTATGCCGACGAAAAGGGCAAGGCGTTCCGCGCCAAATACAAGAAGCGTTTCCCGGGCATCATGGGGCTTTGCTACACCGGCAACGGCTACGACACGACGTATTATCTCAAAGCGGCGTGGGAAGCGGTCGGCGATCCGTCGAATTTCAAGGGCGTCAGCGACTGGATCCGCAAGAATTCCTATCGCGGTGTCTGCGGCTTCATGAGCATGGACAACCCCTATCAGGAGTGCGCGCACTATCCCGACACGGGGGATGCGATCGGCGCCGCTGACCTCGAAAAGGGCATGGCCCAGCTGTTCTTCCAGGTTCAGAACAACGAGCACAAGATCATCTATCCGGACGTGCTCGTCGAGAACAAGCTGCAGAAGGCGCCGTGGTGGTGACGCCGGGTCTATGACGATGGCCGCATCCGCGATCTTCTCCTGCGATCAGATCGGGCTCGATCTCGGCGGGCGCTCGATCCTTCGCGGCATTTCGCTCGACGTGAAGCCGGGCGAAGTGATGGGGATCATCGGGCCCAACGGCGCCGGCAAGACCAGCCTGTTCGAAGTGCTGTCGGGGCGGATCTCTCCCAAGAGTGGCAAGGTCAACTATGACGGCCGTGACATCACCGCGCTCCCGCTGCATCGGCGGGCGCGTCTCGGCATCGGCCGCACCTATCAGACGCCGATCGTGCCGGAAGACATGACCGTCGCGCAGGTTCTCAAAGCTGCACGGCAGGCCTATCGGCCGTATCTGACGCCGGACGATTCCGAGTGGGGAGCGGGTCTGGTCGGCTTTCGCGTCCCGGGCGCGATGATGGCGGACCGGCTCGACACGCTGAACCGCCGCAAGCTCTTGATCGCCTGCCTCTTGATGCGGCGCCCTTCGGTGCTGCTGATGGACGAGCCGGCCGCCGGTCTGATCAACTCCGAGATCGACGAGCTCGACGACATCATGCGGGTGCTGGCCAAGGAGCTGAATATCGCGATCGTTCTGATCGAGCATCGGATGGAGCTGTTGGATACGATCGCCGATCGCGTGCTGGTGATGGATGCCGGCGAGACGATCGCCGAAGGGTCGCTGTCCGAGATCCTTCTCAATCCGCGCGTCAAGGCTGCGTATTTCGAATCCGACGCCGGCGGGGGGCTGCATTGATGAGCATGCCCGAGCCTGGTGCAGCGCGTCCCGCGGTTCTCGACGTCAAAGGGTTGTCCGCCGGCTGGGGGCCGATGCGCGTGATCCACGACCTCGATCTCACCGTCTTCGCCGGCGAGCGGATCGGACTTGTCGGGCTCAACGGACACGGCAAGTCTACCCTGTTTCAGGCAATCGCGGGACTGACAGGCTGGCAGCGCGGCTCGATCAAGCTCAACGGCTACGAGGTCGGCCGCACCCGCAGCCAGGGGCCGGGTCGCTACACCCATCTGATCGTGCGTCGCGGCCTCGCGCTGATCCCGCAGGGCGACGAGATCTTTCACGGGCTGACGGTCGAGGAGCATCTCGACAGCGGCGCCTTCACCAAGCGCGCCTGGGCCGAGCGCGGCATCCGCAAAAAGAGAATTCTGCAGATCTTTCCGCCACTGGAGAAGCTGATGAAGACGCCCGTGGGGCGTCTCTCCGGCGGCGAGCGGCGGATGGTGTCGATCGGCCGCGGCCTGATGTCCGACGCCGAATTGTTCCTGGTCGACGAACCGTCGCTCGGTCTCGCGCCGAAGATCGGACGATCCGTCGTCGCCGCGCTGATGGCGGTCGAGCTCGGCGGCTCGGCGATGGTGATCGCCGAACAGAACGTCGCGTTGCTCGAAGGCAGCGTCGATCGAATCATCGGCATGCATGCCGGCAAACTGAAGGGCGAGGCGTCCGCGTCGAAGTCCATGTCGACGGAGCGCGCCGGATGAATTGGGGTTTTATCGTCACCAATGCGATCACGCTCGCCTGTATCTACGGCACGCTCGCGATCGGCATTTCCGTCACCTGGTCGAGCCTCGGCCTCGTCAACATGGCCTATGGCTTCATCTTCGCACTGTCCGGCTACGGCGCGTGGATGGCGAGCGTCTATATCAGCCCGTTTCCGGCCGTGGTGCTGATCGCAGGCATCCTGACCGGCGCGATCGGCGGGTTGATCGTCTGCCTGCTCGCGTTCATTCCGATCCAC